ATCAACCCCCGCGCGCTTCGGCACGATTTTCCATTTTTTCCAGCGGGTCAGCACCGGCGAACCGCTACCCACGGCGGTGTCATACACGCCACGAATACATACGATCGCCTCACCATACTGATTAAACTCGCCCTCCTGCGCATAAAGCGTACGCACCTGCAAATCGTCGCGGCGCACAAACGGCCCGCCCTGGGCATTCACATACCCGGCCCAGTCCCCCGCATCCGCCGCGTCGTGCACCTCGGCGAACTCCACGCTCAAGCCGCGCGCAATCTCCCCGTCGCGCAGACGGCGCAGCTCCCGGTATACCGTCACCGGCGCGCCGCCAATAAACTGAAACTGGCGGATGTGCCAGCGCGCCGCCCACGCCGACACCGCGCAGGCGGTCTCCTGCAACGGCGCGCCGCTCTCGTTATCGGTTTCGCCATCGAGCGCATAGCCATCAATATTCTTGGCGATATACTTCGCCACGTAGCCGGTGGCGCTGCCTTTCTCCGGGTCGATCGCTTCGGCATGAAAACGCGCCTTCTTCGCCTTCTCGCTCGCAAGCTCCTGGCTATCCTGCTGGCAGGCGAACTCGCGCAGGATCTCGCGCACGCGCGCCACCTCAGCGGACTGCATAAACAGCAGCATATGCCAGTGCGGCGTGCCGTCGTGGTGCGGCTCCGCCACGCGAATACCGAAAATCCGCAGCCCGTTGCGATGCAGCTTGGCGCGGATGCGCGCCCACAGCGCAGTGAAGTAAGCCTGAGTTTGCGCCGGGCTGGCGCCGTTCCATTTATGGTTGCGATAGCCTGCGCGGGTAGTGGCGTGCCAGGCCGCGGGCGCGGTGAGGGTGTAAAACTCGCCGACATAGCCCAGCCGCTGGCAGATATTTTCGAAGCCGCGGATGCGCGTCATCAGCTCGCAGCGGCGGATCGCCGGGTTCGCCACCGAGCCGTCGAACTTATCAATCAGGCTGATACGATTTCCCTCTTCATCTTCCAGCTCCATCCCTTTGAGAAACTCCCGGTTGCGGCGCTTCTGCGCGTGCCACGCGCTGATGCAGTCGCGGCTGGCGTAGGGCTGCTTTTTCTTGCTGACATTGCCCAGCGCAATCTGTAAATGCTCGCGCCACTGGCTGGCGATGCGGCGTAAATGCCCGCGCCACCACTGCTCGCTGAACAGGCGGATCACTGCCGGGGCGATATCTTCCGCCCGCGCCACTTTTTTCAACACCCGCTGCCAGTGCGGCGGCGTCACGTTAAATTGCAGCGCGATGATCCCGGCGCGCATATACCAGCGGTGCAGGGTTTTCAGCTCGGTCTCATCCGTGGCGTCAATATCTGCCAGCTCGCCGCGGATAAAGTTCGCGATATCCGCCGCCAGCCGGTCGGTCTCCTTTTTCGCCAGATCCGCCAGCCGGTTATAACGCGTAAACAGCGACACCAGCCGCGTCGCCAGCGCCTGGTGCAGCGGGGTATCAAAGTGGCCGCTGAACACGGCGCGGGAGACGCGCGCGTGAAGATGGCTGAGCTGATAGCGCTGCATCACCTGCGCCACGCGCGGTAAAGCGCGGGTAACAAAGTGGTGCAGCCAGGCCTCTGCGCGCGCCGCGCCGCGCTCTTTTTCCAGCGCGTCAAGGGTACGGTTGACCGGCGCACGAACGCACTCCGGCTGCAACGCCAGCGCGTGACGCGCTTTTAACGTATTGATAATTCGCAGATTACGTCGTTGCAGTTCGGCGTGCGTGAGGTAGGGGCTGGCGATCGCGGAGCGCGGGGCGTTCCACGGGTAAGCCCATGAAATGGACATTGACCGTCTCCTGTTTTTATCGGTGCGGGGTGCTACAGCGGCATGGTGAGCCGTTTCGGGAACAGGCTGACGACCGCGCGAATATGATTCATCGCAGCTATCAGCGCTTTTTTCTCGTCGCGGGAGAGTTCGTCGGGGCTAAGCGCCTGGCGGGCGGCCGGGAGGCGGGCGAGAAAGAAAATCGCCGCCAGCGCCCGTGCGTTCTCGGCATGCTGCGCGTCGCGCGGGTCGCGCAAATATTCAATAAAACGCGCCACCTCGGCCCAGCCGTCGCCCCAGAAACGACCGCGCAGTTCGGCGATATGATTAAGCCCTTCAAGGCGCGCGCCGGCGCTGAGCGGTACGGTGGCGGATGCTGCGATAATAGCCATGCTGACTCCTGTGAGTTTGCAAATGCAAATTCAGATAAACGAGGAGCCGGCGCGGCGATCGATGTAGCGGCACTCAATCGCCTGCTGGGTCAGCTTGTCGCGCCAGGCTTGCACATTAATTAAGGTACGGCCGCGTTTGCCGCGTTCCTGGGCGTCTGACATATCGCGCGTCGGCGCTTTTAACAGCACGCCTTCATCGAGCCATTGCCACACCAGGCGCTCGCTGACGCCGCGCATGGCGGCGAAATCCTTCACCGTCATGGCATCGGACATCGCCGAGCGGATCAGGGTTTGCAGCACCGGTTGCAGCGCGGACATCAATTCTGCCAGTTGCCCATGCGTGAAATTCCTGGATTGCATTTGTGAGTCGGATAACTGATGCGACGGCATTGATTTTGCATCTGACATATCGCATTATCTCCTGTTGGTTGAAATGTACTGCACTGACGTGCATCCTGGTCGATGTACGGCAATATAAATCGCAAATGCGATTGTGTAAATCACTTTTTCGATGTTGGTATGCATGAGCGAAAACAAAATGAGTGTTCAGGATGTGATTGAACGCATTGCCGCCTCCTATTCTGTCTCCAGTCAGAAGGCGCTCGCCGAGGCGCTGGATGTCCCGGCTAACACTATCAGCAGCTGGATTCAGCGTGATAGCGTGCCGTATAAAGCGGTGGTCAAATGCGCGCTGGATACCGGTGCCGACCTGCACTGGCTGGTGAACGGAGAATTTGCAAATGCAAATTTAAACGAAAAGCCGCCGCTGAGAGGCAAAGCGCTGTATGACGAAATCGTCTCTGCCGGCGGTCGCCCGGTGCTGCGTCGCATTCTTGATGCTTATGGTTTTCGCATGCAAAAAGATCTCGGCGACCTGCTTGATATCTCCTCCGGCACCATCAGCACCTGGGTGCGGCGGGACTTTTTCCCCGGCGACGTGGTGGTGACCTGCGCGCTGGATACCGGCGTGTCGCTTGGCTGGCTGGCGACCGGCAAGGGGGAGATGTACCCGGCGGCGGCGTCAGCCCCGAACGACGCGGTGCTGAATATCGCCAAATTCCGCCTGGAGTCCGGCGAACTGAAAGAGGCGGGCGTCTGGGCGCTCGATCGCAGTCTGGCGCCGTCTTCAGTTGATGGGCTGAATTTTATTGAAGGCCTGAATGCAGGCTGGCTGGTGGATACCTCGGCGCAGAAAATCGGCAACGGGCGCTGGTTTATCAGCATCGATGATGCGCTGGATGTGTTTGATGTGGTGCGTCTGCCAGGCGGTAAGGTGCGTCTGACTAACGGCGCGGTGGATTTTGAGTGCAGCGTGACGGAGATTAAACCGTTCGGCGTGGTGGTTTTCACCCTGGAAAAACACGTGTAAAGCAATATGACGGTCAGCAAACAGAAAACCGGTAAATGGCTGTGCGAAGTCTACCCGCAGGGGCGGGAGGGGCGGCGCATCCGTCGGCAGTTTAATACTAAAGGCGAGGCCGAGGCGTTTGAGGCGTGGGCGAAAAAAGAGGCGCAGCAAAAGCCGTGGCTGGGCGAGAAGGCGGACAGGCGGCGTCTGAGCGAGCTTATCGATCTGTGGTTTAAGCTGCATGGCCAGTCGCTGGCGGCGGGGAAGTCGCGTATGGCGAAGCTTGCGATTGTGTGCCGGGGGCTGGGGGATCCGGTGGCTGCCGATCTGAGCGCCAGGATGTGGGCGCATTACCGCGAGCGGCGGCTGCGCGGCGAGATTGATAACGGTTATACGCCGGACCGCGAGAAGTGGAAGGTGCAGCCGGTGACGGTGAACCGCGAGCAGCAGTATCTGAGCGCGGTGTTTAATGAGCTGAAACGTCTTGGCGAGTGGTCTCAGGAGAACCCGATTGAGGGGGTGCGGATTTTTCGCGAGAAAGAGCGGGAGATGAGCTGGCTGACGCAGCCGCAGGTCGCCACGCTTCTGACGGCGTGCGAGGCGTACGGTAATGTTGATTTAACGCGGGTGGTGAAGGTGTGCCTGGCGACCGGCGCGCGCTGGCGCGAGGCGGAGAGTCTGACGCGTGCGCAGCTGGCGGCGCATAAGATTACGTTTATTAAAACCAAAGGCGGGCGCAACCGGACGGTGCCGATCCCGCGCTGGCTTTATGAGGAGCTGGCGCCGCTGCAGGGGCAGCTGTTTCGCCCGTGCTATAGCGAGTTTACAAAAATGCTGGCCACCACCTCGCTTGCGCTGGCCGAGGGGCAGAAAACGCACGTGCTGCGCCACACTTTTGCCGCGCATTTTATGTCCAACGGCGGCAATATTCTGGTGTTGCAGCGTATTCTTGGTCACGCGAATATCCGCGAGACGATGCGCTATGCGCACTTCGCCCCGGATCATCTCGAAGAGGCGGTGATTTTAAATCCTCTCGCCAGTTTTCCTGGCGGCAAAATGGCGGCGGATGTTGCATGA